GAATTTCAAGCTCATCTGGTGCTGAAACTCTTACATTCCACTTTGATCGAGACAAGAAAGACGGTTATATCAGAAATGTTCTAAACTGTAATCCTCAAAAACTTGAATCTTTGAATTACGGTGCAACAGAGTCTTATTTCTTGGGTGAAACATTTGAAGTTGCCGCACAAGATATTGCGGACATTAGTGGATCTGCCGGCCAGCAGTATGGTATTTTAATGCCTCTTGCTGCGGGAGCGAGTGCTAAGTGGTCAAATCATGAAAGAGCAGCAACTGCTTCCAAGACAGGTTATTTCATTAATCGAAACCCTAATCCTGTTGGTGGACATAGTGCTTTTAATGTTGCTGAGTCTGAAACACAGTCAGCAGGAAGTGTAACCATCACGGGACATATTGACGCCGATGATACAGTCACAATCAGAAGCACGGACGGTACTATAAAAGCCTATGTAGCCAAAAACGCAGAAGATCTAGCAGCAGACCCACCAGAATTCAATCGCACTGGTGGTGGTGGCAGCGTAGCCGACGTAGCAGCTTCTTTGGCAAGATGTATTCATGCTGCCACTGGCCATAATGGTAAAATTATCGTTGAAGATCTTGGGAATGGTACTTTGAATTTGACTCAAGCCACCGCTGGAACGGCCGGCGATACAACGATCACTGACAACCTAGGAAATGGAACAGTAGTTAGCTTTACTGGTGGTGCTGATCTATCGACAACAGCAGCCAAAAAATTATTCCGACTGGTTTCTTTACATGAAGGAGAATGGTTTCAAAAGAATTACGGAGTTCGAATTGAGAACCTGAGACTTGGAACGACAGCTTCTCCTGACTCGACTTTTTCTGTAGTAATTGTAAATAAGAAAGGTGAAGCGGCTGAAAGATTTGATAATCTTAACTTAAATGAAGGAAGTGAAAACTTTATCGCAAAAAGAATCGGAGATCAATCTCAATCTTATAATTCAACTTTGAAAAAATATATCCTAAGCGGTGAGTACCCAAGTAACTCTGACTATGTTCGAGTTGAGATGCATTCTGATTTTAAAGCAGGATTAACAGACACTCGTGCTCTACCATTTGGCGTGTTTGGGCCAAGAAAGGGTCGTGACATTGTATTCTCATCAGGATCATTGGTGGCGGCGGGTGTGCACCTTGGACTCTCTGCTAAAACTGCGACAACAAACCAAGGTCACGGTGGCACTGCTACACACTTCGCAGATCTACAAATTAATCACAAAATTACGCTACAGTTCCCAGAGATTCAATTAACTGACAACAACACAACTGTTGGTAATTACGGAAGAGATATTGCTCATGGTGTAAGACACATGCTAGCGACTGATACCGAAGGTAAGAAAACACTTTGGTTCTCTCCTGATTACATTGATCTGGTTCGTGCTCTGCCCGGCGGTCTTGATATCACCGGCGATACAAGCAGCACCTATCTTAAGCAATCTTGGATCTTTTCTCTAGACGAAGTAAGAAGAGACTCCACAGACCCAGACAAGTATTATTATGAACTTGATTCTCATAAGAATAGTAACTCTCTTACTTCTAAAGAAGGCACCAATGCCCTATTGACTTCAAGCATCAAACAATTTAATGCTCCGTTCTTTGGCGGCTTTGATGGTCTTGATATTAAGCAAGTAGACCCATTCTCAATTGAGACCGGTCTTGCAACTGATCAAAGCGAAACAAAGCATTACGCTTACTTCTCAACAAAGAGAGCGATTGACTTAATAGCTGATCCTGAATTGTTAAAATACGATATTGTTGCAATGCCCGGACTTCTTAACTCGACACTGGCCAACGATCTTATCAGAATGGCAGAAGAGCGTGGTGACGCACTCGCAATTGTTGATTTAGATGGTGGCTACAGAAAATCATATGAGAATTCTAGCACAAACGGAACTGAAGTATTAGGCGATCACAAGCAAGCAATAACAAATGCTCAAGCAAGAAATTACGATACAAGTTATGCGGCAACATATTTCCCACCAGTTCGCCTTCGAGATACTGCTGGGCCTGCTAATGATGTAACAGTTGTTCATCCCTCTGTTGCGGCGATTGGAGCGCTTGCTTTCTCGGAAGCCAACAGCGATGGACCTTGGTTTGCGCCTGCTGGATTTAACCGTGGTGGAATTAGTGTTCTTGGTGGTAGCGCCGGTCCACGAGTTGTTGGAACTTTGGAACACCTGACCAAGCAAGACCGAGACGACTTATATGAAGAAAACATTAATCCAATTGCAAGATTCCCAGCAGTTGGCGAAATTGTTATCTTTGGTCAAAAAACTTTACAACAGACTCCATCTGCTCTAGATCGCATTAACGTTCGTCGTTTGATGATTTATCTTAAGAAGAAAATTGGCGACATTGCCGACACTATCTTATTTGATCAAAATGTAAACACTACATGGAATCGTTTTAGATCAAAAGCTGAAAGGGTGTTGTCAGATGTTCAGGCAAGATTTGGTATTACCGAATTTAAGTTGGTGCTGGATGAAACAACTACTACTGCTGACTTGATTGATCGAAACATACTATATGCAAAGATATTTGTTAAACCTGCTAGAGCAATCGAATTCATTGCTATTGACTTTATTATTACAAGGTCGGGAATAGAATTATAAAATAAACTACTTATAGTAAAAGGAGAATTAAATTATGGCTTTTTGGTCTGAGGCGACAATGGCGCCCATGAGAAATTATAGATGGAAACTTCAAATCACTGGTCTTGGTGCTGATGATATTGTATGGTGGGCAAAAACAGTTACTGTTCCGTCTTGGGATATGAATGAAGTTGAACATGATTATTTTGATAATAAATATTACTTTCCGGGTCGTGTTACATGGCAGGACGTTGAAGTTACTTTGGTAGATCCTGTATCTCCATCTGCTGTTGATTTAACTAATAAAATTTTAGAGGCTTCTGGATATAATGTCCCGGCAAAAGCAGAGTCTCAGAAGAAAACTTTAGCAAAATCTAAAGCTGCGGGTTCAACCGCCATGGGAACGTTTGTTTTAGAATTATTAGATGCTGATGGCGCAATAAAAGAAACATGGACTCTGAATAATGCTTTTATCAAGGCAGCGAAATATGGCGATCTTGATTATTCTAATGACGACTTAAGGCAAATTTCACTTACTATTAAGTATGATTGGGCAACTTGTAAAGTTGGCAATGAAGAAAGATTCAAGAAAAGAGATTTTAATGCCCAGACATAGGAGTGATTAATGGCTTTTTGGAGCGATAATACTATAGAACCATTACGCAAGAGATCTTTTTTAATTACAATTGAAAACGTGGAAACGTCTCTTGAGGATGACTTTTCCTTTTTAGCTAAATCCACTGATAAGCCAACGCTTGAAACAGATGTTAATGAATATAGGCTAATCAATCAAATAAAAAAGTTTCCGTCTATTCCAAGATGGAATGATATTACGGTTAAATTTATTGATACCAAGGATAAATCAACCTCTAAAATATTCTATAATCTCTTTTTCACCAAAGATAAGAAACCTGATGAGTGGAATCAAACATCCGGATGCCCCACAGCCGTTTCAAAAAAAGCATCAACAGTTACTATAATTCAGTATGACAGCAAAGGCAATGAAAAAAGTAAATGGGAACTCATAGGTGCCTTTGTTAAATCAATTAATTTTGGAGATTTAGATTATTCATCCGATGATTTATCTGAGGTAGAGGTGGTGTTTGCATATGACTATGCAAAAATTACCAGCAGTTAATAAAATTATTTAATAAATTAAAGAGAGGTGACAATTGTCAAGAAATGATACGAACAGGGTAGGTGCCCCTCCAGCAAGCACTGAAGCACCAATAACACAGATGCAAAACGAGAAAGCTTTTGACCCATTGAGCTTTGTAGCGCCGACTGAATTTGTCGAGTTGCCGTCAAAAGGTTTATGTTATCCGGAAACTCATCCGTTACACAACGAAGAAACGATTGAGATCAAGTTTATGACCGCAAAAGAAGAAGACATTCTTTCCTCAAGAGCGCTATTAAAGAAGGGCATAGCGATTGAAAGATTTATTCAAAGCGTGATTGTTAACCCCGGGATCAAAGCCAAGGATCTTTTAGTTGGAGACCGCAACGCAATTTTAATTGCCGCCAGAACATCTGGTTATGGAAATTTATATGAAACACAGGTAGGCTGTCCATCATGTGGAGAAAAGTCTAGCTTTACTTTTGA